GCATCCGCCCTATCTTCAACTACATCTCTAGCTTTAACATGTACTTTAGGATGTGTTTTCTTATTAATGCCAGGTAATACTAACATATTGATATCAACTTCATCGGCATTAGATATAGTATTTATAGCATTTTTAAATGGTGTTAAATCATTTCCACTATCACTTGGATTAGCGTGTCCAAGTCCATGATATTTTCCATCACTACTCGGTCCACCCTTGTAGGTAGGATCAAATCCATCATCACCTTTATGAAATCCTAAAATAAATTTCTTAGTACCTAATGTAGCATCAGGATTCACACCAACCAAATCAAGTCTAAATTCGGAACTTGTCATATCAGTCTGAGTAGTAGCAGGTTTTGGTGATAGATATGGTTTTATATCTTGAGCATATCCAGTTAATGAAGTTGAACCACTATCAAAAGCTAAACCATGATATAATTTACTATTATATTCAGCACTTTCTGTTTGATTCATTCTCATTGGAATAGATACAGCTAAACCACCCAATCCAGCATTTACTGGATAAGAATAACTACCAAATCCCCATGGAATTAAATTAGGACTGGCAGTTCCATTTTTTACACCCTCATATATATCAGTAACCCTAATATATTTAGATTTATTTTCATAGTCACCACTTAGAACTTCAGTTTTAAGTTTTGTTGTATTAAATTGCCATCTAATGTCACCAATTCTTCTAGCTATATAATTTGTAGAATCTGGATCTAAATTAACTCCCGTGTAAGATTCTAATACATTAGGTCTTTTATCTTTATCATCATAACTTCTAACTAATACATCAAATGTACCATAATCAGATCCAGCGATAGTACCTGCCTTTTTAATATTAGATATAGCGACTTTAAGTTCCCTATTAGCAGATTCCCCATGAGAAAGTGTTTGGAATTTAAACAATGAAGTTGTATCTGAAGATGTAGATCCAGTTTGACTTAAAATATATGGAGTTTCACCTTCAGAATATCCATTTGTAAATGCATTGTTAGCTAAATCAATAGATACTGCCGTGGCAGTTGCCTGGCTATTAGCTTTCTCTCTAAATATTTGAGCAACGTATCCAGGATGATATTTACTTGACTCAGCCCTTTTAATTACACCAGTGCCTAATACATCTACAATATAATTACCATCAGAAGCATTTAAAGACATGGTAGGAGATACAGATGTTCCCCACCAGTTTAGATTAAAACTTCCTGCCTCAGCTTTACCAACTATTGTAGTAGATGCTAAAGTTCCATCTGATGCCGATGGGAATACAGCCGCTACTGTTACTGAATCTGTACCACCAGAAAAATCTCCAGCAGTTAATTGACTTATATTAGTAGTTGTTACGGTATTACCATCAGTACCAGAAGTTGCTTGTGTGAAAGTACTTGATTGATTACCAGTTGAAGTACCAGCAGTAGTACCTGTAATTTTGTCTTTTAATGGTGAATTGGTAGATTGAAGTGCATCTTTAATTGCATTTAATACAGTAGCTTGTGAATTTGTATTCAAATTAACACCAACAGCAATACAAGTACCAAGAGCAGCAGTGCCAGCTGGTAAAGTACCAACACCAATATCAGATCCCTCTGTTAAAACAGTACCATCTGCAGATGCACCTGTTTCTGATAAATCAGAAAGAACATATACTCCTACAGTACCATCTGTAGCTGTCATCACGACATATTCACCTTCTGTGAATTGTCCACTCGCAGCTTCGTCACCATCATCTACTGTTAATGTCGCCGTCGCAGCTGTTGCTGTTCCAGCATTAATTGTGACAGCACTTGTAGCTGTATATCCTGTAGTACCAAGTACTCTAACTATAGTACAAGTACCAGAACTTTTTAAATAACTTTTAGCCGCATACGGTAAATAATAATCTGGATTCATTCCTCCAAATTTAACTTTAAAATCGGAAAAACTATCAACTACTGTAGGTACAAATGCTGGACCTTTACTTGATATTCCAATTAAAGCTGCTCCTATATCGGAAACAGCTGCGGGTAAAAACGATAAATCTATTTCATTAGTAAAAACGCCGGGGCTTACGACTCTTTCTGCCATATTATTTCTCCAATTTTATATAAAATTTTTTTAAATCACTACTCTGAATCAACAGGTGTAAAAATACCAGTTTTTGGATCAAGAGTACCATCACCATATTTTTGTGTAAGTTTACTAACCAGTTCATTTTCTCTCTTTTTGTTTTCTATAAATTTTTCTTTATATTCCTCTTCAAGTTTATTCAACTCTTGAGCCTGAGATTGTAAGCTAAGTTTAGAAAACGCTATTTGTCCAAATTGATTCTGAACTTCAATATACGTATCTTGAATTAACTTTAAATCTTTCATCTCTTCATCAGAGAACTTAACTCCTTCTTTCATTATAACCTCCTTTTAACTACAATTAATCATATATAAATATATGCAAAAAATTCAAAAATAATATATTTATTCAATTTTTTCAGAAAATACCAACTTTCTTTTAGTTAATGTACGTTTTGCATTGAATCTTCTATTATTAATTATATTGGATATAACTTCTGGAAGTAAATAACCTTTCAACATAACAGTAAAATTACATCTAACGCTTCTTTCACTTACATTTTCCATTTCAACTACATCAGATAATCCAGCTGGTATAGTACATAAAAATCTATAACTAGTATTATCTCCCCAGTATCTATTATGTTGATCAGAAAAATTTTCAATTATTTTATTCATTTGTTCTATATATTGAGTCCACCCTATAAAATCATAACTAACATTAACAAATTGAGGAACTCCAGTTACCATATTTTCTTCAACCGGCTTTAAACCTTTATCTACAGTAAATCTATCATAGTAATTAGATTTTGACCAATGAGAAGATCTAACAACTTGTATGTTCTCTCCGCTCAAATCATGTTTATATGACGGTAAAGTATCATTAAATTCTATATTAGCTCGCCTTAACATTAATAATGGTAATATTAAACTTCCATTTTTATCTCTAATAAATCCATCCTGTTTAATATTAACCCATCTTTCTTGATTACCATACATAACTGGTAAATTTACTAATTCTCCATTATCTTCGATTTTAATATTCATAGTCCTTTTTACATGACTTATTATAGTGGAATCTAAATCTTTCACTACTATTTCATGATTTTTTGTAAAATCTTTTCCAGGTAGAGATGTTTTAGAACTATTACTTATAGTTCTTCCTACATTAATATTTTTATCTGATACCTGATTGGCTCTATTAATAGAATTAGGACTTATTGGAAATGGGTTTGTTATAGGTTTAACTGACATTACTTACAACACTCACAATTTTGACAATTACAATTTTCACATTTACATTTATCACATTTACAATCTTTCATTATTTTTCTCCCCTAAAAAATTTATCAATTAATTTTTTTCCTACATATAAAACTAAAATAACTCCTACAATTGTAGCAACATCAATCCAATGATTTCCCGAATCAGATTCTATTGAACCTAATGGTGTTTCAACTTTAAGTCTTTGTACAGATTTGGTAACTAAAGTTGTATCTTCTATGATTGGTTCTCTGTTCATTTTCTTTTTCTTAACGCCTTTAATTTATCTAACTTATTATTAACCTTACCATGTATGACTTCTGATTTTACCGCGTTTTTATCTACCTTATCTATAAATAGTTCTTTTTTAAAGTCAACATCAATAGCACTTACATTATTTTCTCCATATAAATCATTATTTTTAATTTGAATTGAATCTATCTTATTCGATAATTTACTCATCAATTCATCTACATTTATTGAATTCTTAACATCAACTTTTTGTTCTACATTATTAACTTTAGGCTTAGATACATTTCTACTATCTTGATAAAATACTCTTTTATTTACTTTTAATGGTTCAACTGACATTATCTTATCCTATCATCAAAATTAACATACGACAATCTTGTTCTATGAGCAGAAGCTCTTACTTCATGTCTAAAATTATCATGTCCAGCTATTAATTGAGGTTCTGTTACTGAATTTATTTCCCAATAAAAATCATTCCAATCTACTATGTCTCCATTTTCAGGATAAAAATTAGATCCACTCAAAGACGATCTCAGAAAAAATAACTCTACACTTGAATCCACATCTGTACCGAATTCTTCTAATTCTGTAGTAGGTTCATTAAATTGTATAAGACAATTAACTCTAAATCCTTGTTCAAAATATTTTTTACCATCTGCAGCTTCACCATATATATTGGTTTGAGTATTTTCTATAGAAACTTTGTAAATATCTACCGACTGACCCAATACGGCATCAATCAATTCTTCATTTACAGAATTCATCATATTTACTTCTTTTTGAGGTACAAAAAATGGTCTAGTTGCCATTAGTTATCTCCTATGCACTTGCTACAAATATTTCTAAATCAACAGCTGCAGTATCAGCTTGAGCAGTAATATTAACCAAATCACCTAAATTGTTTATATTTGCCGCTCCAGCATTTGCATCAAATGTATTTACAACACCACCATCGAAATTAGAATTATATATAAATGATTGTCCATAATCTAATAATACGGTAAATTCATCATTATCTTCATTTTTAAATGTTAAAAATACATTATTAGTATCATCTTTGTTTGTTATTCTAATATATCTAACATCACCTTCAACAAATTGTCCAGCTCCTGCTGTAGTATCCATTTTAATTATTTCTATTTCAGAGGTAGGTACTGATACAATTCTTTTATATACTTCATTTATAGATGATATGGTCAATGTATTAGTTGAACCCTGAGGAGAACCATTTAATGTTATATCCTCTGTAATTCTAACTTTCAATGTTGATGATGATATAGTACTTGCCATTAGTTATCTCCTATCCTATATAAATTGGTAAAGGTGCTTTATTTAATACCTGTTGAGCAGCTTCAGCTTCCTCAGCTTCTGCTTTAGATTTTTCAGTCAATGAGACTGATTCGAGAAATTCTTTTAATTCTTCCAACAATTGTTGTTTTTCTTCTCTACCCTCAGCTTTTAAGGACTCTCCATCCATATTAACATCACCACCAGGTAACGGCATGGAAGCATATTTACTTCTAACTATACCTAGTAATTCTTTAGATATGGATAAAGTATATTTTCTTATCCACTGTCTACCAGATGAATTTATTTCATTATAAATTATAAACTTATAAGGAACATTACTTGGATCTGATACTTTATGTGAATCCCAATCTCTAGTTGTAGAATCTAAATCATCTTTTATATAATAATAAAACCATATTTTATCTCCATTATCTTTTGTAGTTGGTATCGGAAATAATCTAACTTTATTATTAACCACATAAAAAGAAAAATTAGCCCTTCTTATATAATCACTAGTTTCTATCATACCCGCTCTTAAAACATCATAATATATAGGTCTTAATATAAAAGTAGTCGATGGAGAGTATGAAGCAAATCCAAATTGATCTAACATCATTCTTTGATCATAAGTTCCTATAAATGGATCCCAAAATCTAGTAATCGCGGCTCTAGGAGGATTAAATACTTGCTGTATAACAATTCGTTTATCTGCAGAACCACTCAATGCTGTATCACCCGAAACTGAAGCGCTAAAAGCTGATTGTAAATCATATTCTTGTACAGATCCAGTTAAAGTAACAGATGCACTATACATAGTAACATCACCACCAACACCAACAGCTTCTCCAAACTGTTCTGATATAACAGATGTAATTCCCATTCTAGGATGTTTTACTGTCCTGGCTCCAGTATTACCTAAATTGGATCCAGTTTCTTCTGATCCATACGAATTCCACATCCAATTTTTTGTATTATAATTATTTATATGAGTTGAATATTCCGAAACTGCTTCTTCGAAACAAGTATATATAGAACTACTATTAAATTCAAGTTGCATTACAGGATGTCCTAATCTTCTAGCCACCCATTTAGTAACATTTATAATATCAGTTCTAAATTCCGAATCCTCATCATATATTCCATACGGAGTTTCATCATCAGCAGCGCTAAAAGAAGATGGATCCTCATATACAAATTGAAATTTATCTGCCATTA